CAAACTCAAAAAACAATCTAAGAGTATTTTTACTCCTGAACAATTTAAATTTATTTTTTCTCACTCGTTAAGTGAGATACAGGAGAAGGAACGAGCGTTCCATGAGAAAGATTTAGAGTACGAAACAGCAATCACACACAGAGAAGTATTGCGTGAACGTATTCTCAGAACCCATTCTATAGCTAAAGGTTTGAAAGAAACAAACTGTGAGCATTGTGGTGAGTTGTCTACAGCTAATACCAACAAGCTTAAAGAATTAGAAGATGATATGCAAGAGTGGTCAAATGAAGAACGAGCTAAAGTAAAAGAAATACAAAAGCTTGGAAAGGATGTAGACGCCATGCGTATACCTGTAACTGTATCTGAGTTTGAAAGTGTAGAAAAATTTAAAGAAGTTGATACAGAGATAAAGATATTGAATAAACAGTTACGAGCAGAGAAAGCTCTCGTCAAGAAGTACGGAGACTTATCTACTGACGCACAAAAACATTATGACCTTATGAGGTATTGGGAGTATGCTTTCTCAGAAGTGGGGTTAATTAAATATGTTATTAGAAACATTTTGGATTATCTTAATGAACGATGTAACTCATATCTCAGCAGTATAACGAAAGGAAATTTTTCTATAAAATTTGACGACTCTCTTGATGAGACCATCTATAATAATGGGAACGAATCACATTTCGATTCTCTCTCAGGAGGAGAAAAGAAAAGAGTATCACTAGCCGTGATGCTTGGTCTCAATGACCTATTACTTCTGACTGGAAAAGAGAGGTCGAACATCATCTTCTTTGATGAGGTAGCTGAATCGTTAGATGAGGACGGAGTGAAAGGTTTGATTGAACTGATTCACCAACTCACGAAACATAAGAAATTGTTCTTAATTACTCACAACGAATATTTAAATTCACTTCTTGAAGAATATTCTGAAACTTTAACGGTGGTAAAACGTAATAATCTTACCAAAATCACTAAATAAAACGCATAGAAAAATGAAATATACTCCAAATGGAAAAAGACTCATCGTGTCTCGTAAGAAGCACGACATAAAAACCAAGTCCGGTATCGTCCTACCCGATGCTGTAACCGAGAAGAAACTCAGTGAGGGTTACATAGAACGCGTAGGTACTAATTGTGCTGAACATTGGGACGAAGGTATGTATGTAATCTTTACACAGTTTGCCGGTCAAGAGATTAAAGTGGATGACCAGGCTTACTTGGTTATGCCCGAAGAAGACGTGTTGGTTTACGGCTTTGAACACGAGGAAGAGTAATGGGTTACGAGATTCCAGAAAACTCCCTTGCGGAGACCATCTTCATGGACAAGTACGCCTACCCAGGCGAGAAGTCTTGGAAAGAATGTGCAAAGAGGGTAGCTAAAGCTGCCTCTGACCCTGAGTTCCCTGAGAACAGAGAAAAGTTTGAGCAGAAGTTCTACGAGGCTATTAACAGCGGAGACTTTTGTCCGGGCGGACGTATTCTATTTGGCTCAGGAAGAAGCCATCAGAATATGTTGAACTGTTATGTTCTTGACCCTGAGGATTCTGTAGACAGTATTGGTAAAGTTATTTCTGATATGTATAAGATTTCTTGTGGAGGTGGAGGCATTGGCTTCAACTTCTCTAAGATTAGACCTAAAGGAGATAACATTCAGAACATTAAGAACTCTGCGCCCGGTTCTATATCGGTTATGAGGATGATTAATGAGATTGGAAATCATGTCAGAGCAGGAAAGAATCGACGCACAGCGTTGATGTCTATTTTGGATATTACACATCCAGATTTTTTAGAGTTTTTACATGTAAAACTTGACCGAAATGAACTAACTAATTTCAACGTTTCTGTAGCAATCACAAAGAGGTTTGTTGAGGCGGTTGAAAGAGATGAAGAATGGTACTTTACCTTCGGTGGTAGACAAAATAAATACTTTGTCTATGAAGTTTCGCGCACGTCTGAATCAGGCGACGACGTCATTGATGTTGTGGCTAAAGACGAAGAAGACGCTATTGGTAGAGCACAGCTTCATCACCTCAAACACTTTGCGGATACATTTACAGGAGCTAAGAAGAAGGAAATCCGCGCTCGTGAACTTTGGGAACGCATTGTGGACAATGCTATTGAATCAGGGGAACCGGGTATCTTCAACATTGATTTTGCTAACGAATACACTAACGTATCTTATTTCGAACACATGCCTTCTACTAACCCTTGTGGGGAAGAAGTCCTCCCTGCTTACGGTAACTGTTGTCTTGGTCATGTCAATCTTGCTAACATGGTTGATATGGATGGTACTGTCGATTGGCGTAGGTTGGCTCGTACGATTCGCACGGGCACTAGGTTCTTGGACAACATCCTCACAGCAAACCATTTCCCCATCCCCGAGTGTGACGAAGCCGGTATCCGGTCCCGAAGAGTCGGATTGGGCATTACCGGTCTCCACTACTTCCTCATCAAAGCAGGGTACAAGTACGGCTCAGAAGAGTGCTTGGAGTTCTTGGAACGGCTATTCGCTACAATAAGAAATGAAGCTTATAAAGCATCAATGTACCTTGCCCGAGAGAAAGGAAGTTTCCCGGCATACGATTGGAACAAGCTCAAAGACGAAAAGTTTTTCAAGACTTTACCTTCACGCATTAGGTCAGACATTAAGAAGAATGGTCTTCGAAACGCCATTCTACTCACAGTGGCTCCAACTGGAACTATCAGTATGGTACTTGGCGTCTCGACTGGTCTTGAACCCATATTTGCTCCCGTCTATAAGCGCCGTTGGCGCACTGGTACTGACGGTGTCTGGAACGAGACGTATGTGGTTGACCCTCTGTTTAAGCAACTCTATTTGCGCGGTCGTGATGTCTCGCATTGCGTGGGTGCTTATGACGTCACTCCTGAGGAGCATATCAAAGTTCAAGCTGTAGTACAAACGTACATTGATTCAGCCGTATCAAAAACTTGTAACCTCCCCGCAGATTTTGCACCATCCAATCTTTATGATGATTTGTTAACCTATGCAAACGATATGAAAGGGTTTACCTTCTATCGCGCAGGGTCGAGAGGTAACGAACCTCTTGAAGCAGTAGATATTTCTACTATCAACTTAGATAAAATGATTCAGGAAGGAAAAATGGAAGAGCAGGTTGAAGGTATAGATACTTGTGTAGATGGAGTCTGTGAACTATGAGATTACTAGCAACATTAGCTTTGTTATTAGGAGCCTGTGGTCCGGGAGGAGACGGTTATACCCCTCCTCCAACATGGGATTCTGAGGACTTGGTCGGTATATGGAGAATAATTCCTGACGACGATTACCCAATATTTATTGTTGAGTTTTCTAACGAGGAGTGGGATATCTTAGACATGTTTTCTGAAGTTAGAGTTCTTAGAGTTTGGGACGTGGACTGGAATCCTGTTTCTATATTTGCATCACATGGTGATGTAACTCCTAAAGGTGTAGTAGACTTCAGCATTAATTTCAGAAACTCTCCACGTCCATTTGCTTTTTATGAAGGGGCGATGGACGAAGATAAGCTTGGAATTAATGGTATGGTGGCTTTTTGGGGAGACCAAGAAAAACCCGTCGGTTTCGTAGCGGAGAAGCTATAATAAGTTATGGGTAAATTACAGTGGCCGGGCGATGAAAACAAGAACCAAGAAACTAGGTTCCGGTTTAAATGCAATAACATTGAGTGTGAGAAAGGGCGAGCCAAGTTCCACGCAGTGTACGAAGAACCTGGACCCGCATTTGTACCTTCAGGTATGGACTGTCCTTTCTGCGCCGATGGCTACGCCGAGTGGTGTATGGACGGTCTAGGAAGCGTCATAGTACGTGGACAAGCTGGAGGAGTAAACAACCCTCATTACTCTCCGAAACTTGCAGAAGCCGAACACAAATGGATGGAAATGCAAATAGATGAGGCTAAAGACGCGGTTAACGCAGAAGACCAAGTAACTGGTAAAGCCGCTAGTCCTTACAAAAAGAGAGTGCTTAATCACGAGAAAGCCGTAGAGCTTGGTATCGCGAAAAAGAGAAGCGCTGAAGACGCTGAAAAAAGACAGCGTATCATGGACGAGAGGTCAAGAGACTTCGCCGCCCAAAACATTGATAATCTTAGTGAAATAGAAAAGAAACACGCAGGACGTAGGTCAGATGGATAACAAAACATATAAGAAGATGGATAAGGTGTACATATTTAACAAGTCCCAAAACCCAGACCCGGAATATAAAACTTTAGGAGCCGCAGGATTTGATATCGCTTCAAACGAAGACGTTACATTAGAACCCGGCAAAGTGCAGTTGATAGGAACAGGATTACATTTTGTCCTGACGCCTGGATATGAAGCACAAATTAGATTGCGGAGCTCATGGGGGTTGAAGGGGTTGATTATTCCTAATGCACCTGGAACCATTGATGAAGATTACAGGGGAGAAATTAAAGTTATGTTACATAACCTAAATCCTTACCCTATAAAGATTAACACAGGTGAGCGTATCGCACAGGTAATTTGTGCCCAAAGTTTGCGTCCAAAAATTTACATTATGGACTCTGATGAATGGAACTCACCTTTAAACAAAACTCTTCGTGGAGAAGGTGGCTTCGGTTCAACAGGGGACAACTAATGGCATACGAATTTCAAGAATCTATACAACGCGGGATTGTGTATCTCGCTAAATCTGACGATAACTTTTTAGTACAGGCTATGCCTATGGTGAAGGACTCATACTTTGAGTTTCCTCAGCACCAAAAGTTTTGGGCGGTAATTAAAGATTATTATACGTCTTACAAAAAGCTACCGTCTGATGAGCAAATACTAGAACAGATACGTGAGCTCAAGACTGATAACGAACTACTGTCAGACTTCAAAGAAGAGTTAAAAGAGATTAACTGTGTTGATGAGAAGTCCTTGGAAAACGAAGAGTTTTATCTAGACAAAGTAGAAGAGTTTGCAAAAGAGCAGTCGTTGAAAGATGCTATCATCAACTCTATTGATTTATTAAAGCAGAAGAAGTTTGGTCGTATCGAAGAGCAGATTCGTGAAGCACTGTCTGTCAGCCGTGACGTAGACTTAGGCACTGATTATTTTCAAGGTGTTGTAGAGCGTTACGACAGGCTAAACAATACTCATGTAAATGCACAGTTCCGCACTCCATTCGAGACAATCAATCAAGAGTTGGAAGGAGGTCTTGCTCCAAAAGAGTTGGCTATGGTTGTAGCTCCTCCCGGTGTTGGTAAGTCTCTGTTCCTAGCTAATCAATGCGCTCGTTCTGTGATGGATGGTAAAGACGTTTTATATGTATCTTTGGAGATGTCCGAAGACCGTGTTGCTCAACGTCTAGACAGTATCTTCACTCGTATCAAACAGTCTGAGTTGAAGAAAGGTGTGAAGATGTTGGAAGATAGATTGGAACAAATGCAACAAGCAGCTCCTAACATGGGGCGCTTGAAGATAAAAGAGTTCCCTACTAAAAGACTTACGGTTACAGGTCTTCGCGCTTACTTGAATCAGTTGCGTAACTACGAGGACTTTACACCCGAGATTATTGTTATCGACTATCTTGAGTTGATGACGAATCAAGATGTGAGCATGTCTGAGTACATGGCACAAGAACGTATCGCACAAGAGCTTCGTGGTATTGCTGTAGAGCACAAGTGTTTGGTATGGACTGCTACCCAAACAAACCGTAAAGGTAAAGAGGTAGACATTATTACTGATGCCGAGTTGGCGGATTCTTATGGTAAGATTCGTGTGTGTGATTTGGCATTCTCAATCAATCAGAAGGAACAGGAGTTTGACGAAGGTAAAGCTCGTATGTTCGTTATGAAATCGCGTAATGGTAGGGCAAGATATATCGTCCCAATCAGAATCGACTATACTAGACTTGTGGTATCCCAACAATGAGCAAACAAAAATTTCCAAAATATACTCATCCGATGACCATTTACACTGGCATCAAAACTTTCGACATCAAACAACAATCATTAGAGAAAGATAATCTATATGGTTGTGTAGAGTTTCCTAAATATCTTCTTTCAATTGACCCTAATCAAAGACCTGAAGATTATAAAAGTACTTTGCTTCACGAAATATGTCATATTGGTTACGAAGTTTTTGGTCTCAACGATGATGATGAGATACCAAGCATGAGTAATGAATACTTAGTAAGCGTAACCTCTAACATGGTTATGCAGATGGCAGGTCTCAACCCTGAACTTTTTCAATTTATTTTTTCTCCAAATGATTAATATCAAAGACGTATACGATAACATCGAAGATTCCTACATGGATATCACGAAGAAGTACATTGCTATCTCCGAACACAACTTTCAGGAAGCGATGTCCAACCACCCTTCTACCTTTGCATTTTTTGCAGGGGTTATGGCTTACGCTAAGAAGGAGGTAGACCGAGCTAATCTACTTCTTGAAACCCGAGAAGCTGAGATTAGAGAGGAACGCAGAGAGGAGCTTTTTAGCAAGGGTCAGAAAACTACTGACCGTGCTTTAGATGCCTATCTAAAGACTCAGGCTGAGCTACAAACCTTGCAACGAGGTATTACAGCAAAAGCCCACAAATATAATTTATGTAAAAATATTGTGTCCAGTTTGGACCACCAAAAGGATATAATAATACAGCTATCCGCGAACAAACGAGCGGAAGCTAAACTAATTGAACAACTTTAATACTATGGTTAACATCGAACAACTAAGAAAAAAATACCAAGAGATTAATAATCCTGGTGGCTCCGGAGGTAATAACGATTTCCTCAGTAAATTCTTCATGATGGATGAAGGCACTTCTGTGGTGCGTGTACTTCCGTCAAAGTCTGATGACAGAGAGTTTTATGCTGAGACTGCTATTCACCGAATCAATGATAAGAACTATCACTGTCCACGTGTAAAAGACCAAAAGTGTCCTGTATGTGATACTTACTATGACCTGTGGAAAGAGATTAACAGTATCGGTAAAGACACTCCTCAAGGGAAAGAGCTTGCTGACCTTGCGCGTCAAATCAAAGCTCGTAAGCGTTACTACATGAATGTGGTAGACCGTCGTGACAACTCCGTGAAGATTCTGTCAGTAGGACAAAAGCTTTTTGGTAAAGTGCTTGACTGCTTCTTTGACGAAGACTTTGGTGATATCACTGACCTAAAAGAAGGGTGGGACTTTAAGATTGTTAAAGACACTCAAGGTCAATGGCCGAACTATGATAAGTCTGCTCCTAAGCCGAAGCAAAGCACTGCCGGAAGTGATGCTGAGAATGCTACATTCATGGACGAGCTTCATGATATTCACGGCTTAGTTAAGATTGCGGCTTATGATGACCTTAAAAATCTTATGCTAGAGTTAAACGCGGCTCGTACAGGTTCTCCTGTTGCATCTGCATCTGAGACACCTGCACCTATGCAAAGCGAGAGTGAAGATGATTATATGTCTCACCTCAAGGACCTGAAGGTGGACTGATGGCAGAAAAGCTAAAGATACTAGCTTGCCCAAGTAATCATGGAGGATGCGCTTATTACCGCATCCTCCTTCCTATGCAAAAGTTAGCAGAACTCTACCCCGACGAAGTGGAGGTTAGGTTCGACGACAATCCTTTGGGGTGGAGAAGGGCTGAGGGCAATGACCCTGGAAGCAAAACACCACCAGACTTCGATTATTCAGCAATCAAATGGGCTGACGTTGTCTTCACTCAAAACATACACAACTTTGGTGGAGAGTATACAATCGACATTCTGAGACGTGCACATGAGTTTGGTAAGTTTACCCACTTTGATACAGACGACCTTTTATCAGACCTGTATGAAGGACACCGTTTGTATAAAGTTTATAAAGAGCAGAAGTTAGATGAGGTTACAAAATATATCTACAGCAACGTAGATTTAGTATCTGTAACCCAAAGAAAGTTCGCAGACCGTATCGCCCCTTTTGTTAAATGTGCTTTAGTGGTTATCAAGAACTCTATAGATTATTCTTTACCTTGTTGGAACGCACCTAAAGTTCCAGGACCTAAAAAAGTTACACGTATTGGTTGGGTAGGCGGAATACATCACGATGTCGATGTCGCACACTTTGCAGGTATACCATTTTTAGTTAATCAAAAGGTGGGTAAAGAAAGAGTGAAGTGGGATTTCTATGGAAAGCCTATGCAACCTCCGGGAGAAAGAGATTGGCAGTGGGATGTTTGGGAAGGATACGAACGTATCTTGTCTAGAGGTTTTAGAGGACACCGCAATTACCAAATACATCCTGCAATGCCACCGTCAACGTATGGAACCATGTACAGCCACATCGATATAAATATGGCGGTTCTTGACCCAAACCCTTTCAATGATTCTAAATCTGAGATAAAAGCCATTGAAGGTGCTCGTTATGGTGTACCCTTAATTGCTACTAATGTTGGGTGTTACGATGAGCTTATTGTAAACGGAGAAACAGGTTATTTGATTGACCCATCTAATCCTAAAAAAGAATGGATGCGAGTCCTATCAAAGTGTATTAAAGACCCTCAACATGTAAAAGAGATGGGACGTAACTTAAAACTTATTTGTGACGACCTGTACGATATTAACAAAATTGTAAAAGGAAGATTGGATTTATATCAACAGTTGATGGGTTTGAAGAAAGAGGCTATGGAGAAATCACAAGGATACAATAGAAGTGAAGCCATGGAAAAATCAGGCTTGGCAGACGGGACAGTTATAACTGACCCTAATTTCAACGCCGACGAAATAAACATAAACCAAGTATGAAGTATTTAAGTGTTGTCGCAGTAATGAAGGACGAGTTAAGAAACTTGCCCGAATGGTTGGATTTTCATAGACGTGTAGGAGTAGAACACTTCTACTTGTATGATAATAATAGTACGGATGGTACGTGGGGTTACTTCAAAGACGAAGAGTTTGAAGATGTATCGTATTTTAAAACAGATATGGATATGTGCCAAATGTCTTGTTACTTCAACGCCATCACCGCGTTCAGAGACCAATCTAGATGGATGGCGTTTATAGATTTAGATGAGTTTTTGTTTTCTCCCAAAGGAGATTTGAAGAAGCAACTACGAGAGTACGAACAGTTTCCAGGAATAGCTGTCAGTGAAGTATTCTTTGGTTCCAACGGTCATTTAACCAGACCTAAAGGAGGAGTGTTAAAAAATTATACAAAGCGACGTAAAGCTGTAGACAAACACATAAAAACAATATGCCAACCAGGAGCTACACTTTGTCCTGCTCACAACCCACATTCGTTCCTCTATACAGCAGGAACTCCTGTTGATGAAAATAAGAAAGCCTGCACGGGACCATTCAATGAGAATGGTACAGCTGATGTGTTTTGCGTTAATCATTATTGGGTTAAGTCCAAGGAGGAGTATGAAAGAAAACTTACTAGAGGACGTGCTGACGTTCCGTCTAGAGACCCTAAGTTTAGGTATACTACAGGTCTTGGACGTAAATTAGATGACGTGTTTTTACAAGACAATGAAGTAGAGGACACATCAATATTGAGGTTTTTAGATGAGTAAAATAAAAATAATATCCGGGTGGTCTCAAGAAGGAGGTTCCACTTTTTCTTTGATGGAGCTATGTGACCTGTTTAATGAGAGAGGTCACGATTGTGTTTTTTATGGACCGCATCCATGGCATTTAAACAAATGTCGTGGGGAGATGAGCCATAATTTTAAGTTTGAAAAAGACGATATCATAATAGGTCACTTCATACATTTACCTGAACGACATCCGTTACCTAAGAAAGTTTTGTTGAGCTGTCATGAGAAAGCTATCTTCCCTTTAAAACAATTACAAAGGGAGATATCAGGGTTCGACGAGATACGTTTTATTAGCCAAGACCAAATGAATTGGCAGGGAATGGATGGTACCGTTATACCTAACACTATACGAGGAGTAAAAGACTCAGGCAATCATCCTGATGGAATAGCGGGTGTTATTGGTACCGTATGCCCACTAAAACAAACTCATATATCTGTTAACCGTGCTTTGAAAGATGGATGCAGAAAAGTTTTAATTTATGGCAATAGTTTGGACAAAAATTACTTTGATAGAGAGATACAACCATTGTTAGATTATAACCCTAACGTGTTTTATATGGGTATGGAATTAGACAAACAAAAACTGTATGATTCTATCTCCTGTGTATATCAATCAAACTCTGATAAATTACCAGAAGCTTTCGGTAGGGTCAGGGCTGAGTGTATACGTGCAGGCATTCCTTACTACGGTAATGCTAACGCTACTACACAGTTTGAGTTATGGGACGAAGATAAAATCTATGATGCTTGGAAAAAATTATTAGAGCTATGAAAAGTATAGGTATTATTGGTTACGGAGAAATCGGAAAGGGCTTGGATAAAGTCTACGTTGAGAAAGGGTACGTTCCTTTAATTAAAGACTTGGACCGAGATGATTGGTTAGGTGGAGTAGATGTTTTAAATATTTGTATTCCCTGGAGCGATACTTTTATTATTGATGTAAAAAATTATCTGTCCTCTATTAAACCGGGTCTAGCTATTATCCACTCAACCGTACCTCCTGGAACGACTCATGAAATATCTACGAAATTTTCTAACGTCGTTCACTCCCCGGTACGCGGTGTACACCCTAACCTTGATAAAGGTATAAAAACTTTTGTAAAAGTGTTCGGAGGCGTGGACGCCAAGAAAGCAGCACAACATTTTTCTGAAGACCTCGGTGTAGAAACAGAGGTTTATGAGTCTTCATGCACCACCGAAGTAGCCAAGCTGTTGGACACCTCTTACTACGGGGTGTGTATTGCTTGGCACGATTACGCTCGTAAGCTATGCCAGAAGTGGGGTGTAGATTTTAATGAAGCGCAATCCCATTACAACATGACCTACAATCATGGTTATACCGAGCTCAATAAACCGCACGTCGTAAGACCTACCCTTGTGCCACCTGAAAGAAACATTGGAGGTCATTGTGTTGTTCCTAATGCCGAACTACTACGTGAGGAGCTAGATTCAAAATTGTTGGAGGCGATTACAGATTTAAAATGAGAACCTTTCACGGAGATTTCGATACTGTTTTACAGAAAGTAAAAAACAGAGATTCTTTTTCTTTTAGCAAGTATGCTGATGGAGAATATAAAATTTTGCGCAATGAAAAAATTACTAACTGCGACAACTGGAC